TTCGGACTCAATACAAAATTCATCTTCCTCACATGGTAACATCAAAACTCGTGAACCACGAGTTAGCTTTATCTCAAAAATTGCAGTCTTACCACGAGTTTGAAGATTTCTATCTGAAAAATCTTCAGCTATGAGTGGGTTTAGTGTTGTAGAAACGAATCCGTTATCAATCCACTCCCCAGCTTCAATAAACTGTTGGAGTATTTCTTTTTTTATACCACGATAAACAACTGTATCATTTTGTAATACAGCACCTGGTGATTTGAAATGTTCGTCCATCAACAAAATGTTATACATCTTATATTTTGTTGGCATTGACGTTTTCGCATCTGGTGTTGATTTGATTACCTTTTCCAATTCGTCCTTCGACCAAGAGATTTTATTACCTTCACGTAAAAAAGAATTTATAGAAAAAGAATCATTGTGATAATATTTTGCAGCTTGTATTGTTTGTTCATCACTTTTATATGTTGAAAGTGCTGCTAATTTTGCAATAGCGATTGATTGAAATCGCTTTGCAGTTTTTCTAATTTGAACCACCGTTTTCTTTGAACCTTCTTTATCACCAACCTCGTCTTGAGTTTTGAGTGTTTGAAGAAGATTATCATATTCACGGAAGAAAGAAGTAAACTCAAATTTTATGAGTTTATTTTTCAAGTCTGGTCTTGTATTTTGTATATCTTGAACAATTTCTTCTTTTTCTTTATCATCAAGATAAATATAAGAACCCAGTTTCTTTTCAAGTTTTTTATGAGGCGGCAGATTTTTTTCATCTTCTTTTTCCTTTTCCTTTTTCTGCTCCTTTTCTTTCTGGTCAATTTTACCAAAAGCAGCTGCAATTGGATCTCCACCAGAATCACCAGCATCTGCTGGTTTTTCTTCTGTTTCCTTCGCGGGTTCTTCTTTTTTCTTTTTTTCTTTTGGTTCTGATTTTTCGTGAACAGATGGGTCAAAACTATCCTTACTTATATAGTAAGACTTCCCACTCTCCTTGTTCTTTACAAGCATCTTATCGGGGTTCTCACTAGCAGGTTTTTCATCCTTTTCAAGTAATATGTTTTTTAGTTTTATCATCTTCACCGAGTTAGTTATTCTTGTTCTCGGTCAAGCTTTCTTTGTCTCTTCCGAGATGCGTTCATTTTATCTTTTTTCTTTTCAGAAGGTTTGATGTATTCAGTCCTTCTCTTATATTCTTCAAGTATTCCACTTTCCTTTACCTTACGTTTGAAAATCTTCAACATAAGGTCAATGTTCATTCCATTTCCTTTGACCTTGACGTGTGCTGTTTTTGGTCTGTTGCTGTAAACTTGATCTGACATAACCTATTTCCTTTTTATTTTTGATTTTTTTCGTTTACCGATTCAGGCGTTTCTTCATCGCCTTTTTCTTTGATTTCATAGTATTTGCCGAGTGTTTCACCAATTTCTTCATAAACCGCTTCGAGTCTTTGTTGAAGTTTTGTTACTTCATTTACTGTCTTTTCAAAGATCTTGAATGATTCATTCATCTTACGAGTATGACGTGAAAGAGTCATTCCATCAAACCAATCACCGGATTCGTCTACGATGTTCTTTGAAGCAAATTCAACAATCTTTTTGATGTTTGAGTAAGCTTCTTTTAGTTTACCTTGACGATAGATTGATTCACCGAACTGATTATACTTGCCGATGAGTTCAACATAAAGTTTCTTTTGTTCCGGTGTCAAGACTCTTTCTGGTGTTTCTTGTTTTTCATCTTCACCTTCACGGAGAAATTTAGTTACAGTTTCTTTTACCATCTTACGAATCTTACTTTTCTTTGTTTCTGTCATTTTTACTGACTCCGCTTTATTTGGAAGACCTTTGTGTTTTGTTCCGGCATATTTTTCAAGTTCTTTTTCTGACATAGAAGCTGCAACTTGTTTTACATTCTTACTTACTTTTGAAGCAGGAACTTCCCCACGTTTGTAGGCAAGAACAAGTCCCATAAATTTCTGTTGTTGTTTACTAACTGCAGGCATCATTTACTCCTATCAAAATATACATTCACATACATCGCCAATTTCACAAATAATCTTTGTGATGTTCTCGTTTATACGTTGAAGTTTAGGGTCAATCTTAGCAATAGTCTTGAGGTCAACACCTTCTTTGATTAGACCTTCACCAACAACTTGACCAGCACCGGCAGGGTACATAAATGCACCATGAGTAGATGGATTTGATACAAAGTCCCAACCAATCAACTCAAAGTCATCTTGGACTTCGACCGTTGTTTCATTTATTTCTTTCACCGAACCCATACCACGGGATGATATACCAAGACGAATTCCAGCTTGTAGAAGGTTCTTTAGAATGTTTCCTGAAGGAGTGGGGAGGATTTCTACTTTACCAACAACATCATCACCGTCCCAATTTACATCAAGAACGTTATGACAAACATTACGAAGATTGATAACAGATGAATCGGGGTGGTCTAACTCACCGAGAGCACGATTTTCTTTGATTTGTGTTTTCTTGTAATTGGCAACTTCACGCATAAGAATCTTTTTTGGATAAACACGTCCATTTTGATTCTTTGCCTCTGCACGTTGAAGAACACCCGATACGATAAGTTTACCACCGTTATCTGATGATTCGTTCAATTGACGTGGGGTTGCTGAAAAAAGTATTGTGTCTACAAGTAAATGTTTCATTATTAGGCACCCAATTCGTTTATTTTCTTACCAATTCTGTTTAGTCTTTCACCGATTTTTACGAGACGACTATGTGATGAACGCCAAAGGGTTCTTTGGTCTACTGCCATTTCTGTCTTTAGACGAAGAGCGTGTCCAACAGCACGTTCTACACGAAGAAGAGATTGGTTCAATTCTTTAATAGAAGTGTTTATCTTTTCACTTGTTGTTTTTGTTTTATCACCACGGTACTCTTTATATGATGCTTCGTGAAGAGCTTTCATTGCCATCTTATAAACAGACTCACTCTTTGTGAAAGAGTTTGCATATTGTTCTTTGGATATTGAATTTCTTCTCTTTTGTTTTGGTACAACTTTATATCCAAATTGTTCTGCATTGTCTTTTGTTTTTGCATCAAAAGATTCTTTGCCTTCTCCATCTTGGGGAGAAAATGCCTTTGGTGTGTCATATCCAGCAACCATGCTAGTGGTACTAGTTTCATTCATTTCATCTCTGAACTTCTTATATGATTCAGATTCTTTTAGGTTTTTTATGAATTTTTCTATGTTCATATTACTTTGCCACTTGATTACGAATTAGTACATAAACCGTTCCACTATCGACCTTTACACTCCTCAAAGAAAAGTCATAAATACGAATACTACCTTGTCCTAGAATACCGAGTGGAATATCACCACCGAGTGAAAGAGACGCCGTACCAACGGAACCAGTCGGAACTATCAAACCACCTACACCAAAATTGGAACCCGTAAATATTGTTGTTCCAGTTGTACATGGTATTACTTTATGAAATTTTCCAGGATGTCCTAGTCTTTCAAACTGACTCAATGTTGGTGCTGGATAATTGTATGGTTGAACTTCTGTTGACATTATTTTATCTCCTTCAAATCATTTACAAGGTCATAGTATCTAAGTAAGGCCGATATATGACTTTCATCAAGATTCTTTATTGTCCCATATTGATTTAGTAAGTCAGAGACTTCTGCCAACTTGATTTTCAAAGTCTTATCTTTTGTTTTCTTTATCTTTTCTTCCAAGAAAATTCGTATCTTTGAAGCTTCACCCTGAACAAATGTCTTCAGGTTATTTGTGTTGCTTACATTGCTGATGTATTCGCGGAGTAAAGATTTTTGGTCTTGTGAAAGTTCGCCATACTTTTTATTGAACTTTTCAACAAGAATTTTATAGGACATAAGACGAATTTCTTTTGGTTCGTCTTTTAGTGATACCGACTCTTCAATAAGTTCTTTCTTGGATTCAGATACCATATTTTCCATAATGGTCATCTTAGAACGAGTAATTTCCACAGGACTATCAAGTTCAGTATATTCAAATATCTTGTAAACAGATGCGAGTAATTTATAGTTTCCGACTTTTGTTTGGAAGAAAGAATTTATATCAAAGTTTTCTGTTATTGACTTGATAAGTTCATATTTCTCTTCACTCAACTTCTTCTTATTGATTTTCTTACGGGCGGTAAGGACTGCTTCAATCAACATTTGTGATTTTGCATCGGTTGGCATCTTCTCTTCACAGAGTGTTTTATACAAACGATACTCCTTTATCATCTCGGTGTTCTTGTTGAAAAATTTCTTCAAGATACCCGTGGCGATAGAGTCGGTACCGGATATGATGTCAGATGTTATTTGACGTGTTAGTAGTTCAAATAACATTCCCGTGTTTCTATACTTTGAATGTTTAATCTTTTTCATCCTTTGTTTACCTGTAATATATTACTCATAAAATAAATATGACCTAAACTCAAATTTCTTCCATTAAATTAGACTCATCAAGTAAATTAGATGTTTCTGTATTTTGTTCCGATGCCGGTTTTAGACTTTCTGAAATAATTGATTTTGTTTTTACTCTACCAAAAGACATAGAGTCCAACATATCACTAATTTCCTTTGTCAAACCATCACGTTTTGTAGATTCAGTTGCCAGAGGAGAATTGCCCTTGTAGTTATGTTTTGGAGAAAGGTTTACATCAAGTGTCTTACCGATGTCTTTCTTACCAAGTGGATCTCTTCCGAATGGACTTCTATCTGTTCCATATGTAGAACCACCTTCTTTTGGTCTACCAGCACCCGGCCATCCACCTTCAGGAACTTCCACATCATTGATTTGTTGAGGTCTCTTACCACCATAAATATTCATAGATGCCAAATCGTGTGGAGTTCCAAATGATTCCTTCGTAATCTTTGGATCATTTCCTTCACTTTCAATTTGTTTCTGACGGAACTGATGTTTGATGTCTTCAATGATTTCATTCTTCTCAAACTCAGCGTCATCTTCCGAAAGATTGAATACATTTGCATAAACATATTTCATTGAGAAAAGACGCTTTTCAATCAGATTTGAAGCAAGGTCTACTCTTTCTTTCCAAAGGGCAATCTTCTCTTGTTCATAGATGATAGAAGGACCGGTAAGAGAAAGTTCAAAGTCAACAAGGTCTGCGTTCTCGTATCCTTGAGCATACAAGTGAACGATAGCAATCTTTGTCAATTCAGAAATAACGATACGTTGGATTCTTTCAATCGTTCTTGCAAAACGAATATCAAGTGTTGCAAGTGTTGCCTTACCTTCGAGTGATTCGTCAAATCCAAGATATGCCTTTGGAACCTTTAGAGCAGCAAATATCTTACTCTTTAGGTATTCAACGTCTTCAATTGCTTGATATTGAAGTCCAGCCAGAGTTTCTATATTAGTACCAGCTTGGCCACCACGAACAGGAAGATAGAAATCTTCAAGAAGGTTTTGCATATTGTAACGAAGATTATATTCACCTGTTCTTTCGTCCATAACAGGTGTCTTCTTCATTGCATTCATTACGTTCTGCATATACTGGTCAACTTCCGCTGGTGGAATATTACCAATATCAATCTTGAAGATTCTCTTTTCAGGAGCTCTCATGATACGGTGAATCAACATCGCATCTTCCATAAGAACAAGTTGCTTGTAAAGTTTACGAGCACCTTCTAACATTGACTTACCATAAGGTAGGAAGTTTGTGTCACCTAAAAGACGGAAGTGTGCAATTTCATAATTTTGAAATTCACCTTTACCAAGTGGGCCTTCGTAAACAAACTTTGTCATATAGATGTGTTCAGGATCTGTTCCTTCATCACGTTGCATTTCATATGGTGAAAGTGGAACAACGTTTGTGATACCGACCTCATCTTTTACATCAAGATAAAGATAATTGTCACCGTACTTACAAAGGTTACGAATCCACGGCCACAGGTTATATTCAATGTTTATAATATCATAGAAAAGATTGTGTAGAATCTTTCTGATGTTGTCATTATCTGAACGAATTGAAAGAACATCACCTGTATCATTTTTCAATGTAGATTCGTCGGCGTAAATATCAAGTGCCGATGATACGATTGCGTCTGTGTCCATTGCCTCGTAGTCTGTGTAAAGGTCAATCTTTGTTGCAGAGAACGAGTTATATTGGTTGTAAACAGAAATAGGAGTTCCGCGAGTTCCGTGTAATCTCCCATAACGATCAATAACTTTTGATGTATGTGGGTTTCCATCTGCTTGATAGCGAGCGGTATCAACTACTTTTAGTCGCTTACCCCCGACGTTACGAACGACCACGTTTGTTGAAAATAGCACACGGAGCCGATCAAATAATGATTTTCGTTCAGCCATTATAACTCTCACTTTCTACATTTGTAGTAAGATATATTACCATTTATCACCTGTTTTTATTGTGTATTAGTCCATAGATATAAATATGGATTAGAATAATCTAACGTCATTTTTTAGAGAAGCCAAGTAAGGTCTTCGTTTGGTTTCTTATCCCCAACGTCCATCGTCCAACCAGAATCGGAAAGTGGATTTCTCATATTCGTTGTACTGATTACCGACGTTGTTTTTCTCATATAGTCCAACGCCAACCTTGTTCGCATCATACCTTCTTGACGTAGTTTGAGTGCGGTATCACGAATCCAAAGTCCCATAGCAAATGACATAACCAAGTCATCGTTATATCCTGTTTGAGCTTCGGCTCTACCACCGTTCCAAACGAATACGAACATTTCTTCAGCTAAACGATTTGACTTGATGACTGGTGCACGTTCTCTGAAGTACATCTCATACTTTGATACCACGAGTGGTCTTGTCTTTGATGTCATTGAGAATCCCGGCACCATTTGTGATTTATCTTTGAGGTCATATCCCTTTGGTATATGAACCGATGGGTCTGTATAACCATCTTCTTTGTATGTGTAGTAAAGGTTTGGATAACCACGGTCAATTATTTGTTGGATTACAGCCCAACCGATAGTCGCATTTTCAACTACAAGTAAGGCATCGTTGTATTCGGTTGCCAAAGATACAAGAAGATTTCCGTAAGATTTTGTATCTAACTTACCACGGTATTCTGCGACTTGTTCAATGTTTTCTATGTCCATAATGTGAAAGGCAGAATAATCCTTACCATCACCACGGGCAACGTCAGCACATATCATATATGTCTTATTAGGGTCAGGGTCGTCCCATATCCAAAGGGCACCTTCGGCACCTCTCTTCTCTCTTGGTTCACATACATAAGTTTTCTGATACCAGTCAATTGTATTACCGTCAACAACAGATTGACCCGATGAAAGGAAGTCACCATCACACTCTTGGGCAGCAAGTGCAGGTCCAAGAATGATGTCTTGTTGGTCTCTCCAAGCTTGGTCTCTTTCAGGATGAACCGTCCAGTGAAGGAAGATTGGATTGAAAGCACTTGTTCCTGTCTTTGCATTGACCCATTGTTTATGGTAAAAATTACCAACCCCGTTAGGAGTAGAGTTGATAATTGCAGAACCACCAGTGTTGATTGTAGACTGTGCAGAGGCCCAAATTTCCTCGATGTTATCAATGAAAGCGGCCTCGTCGATGATGAGAAGTGAAAGAGCTTCTGAACGAGCTGCATCAGCAGCAGCTGAAACGGCTTTTATCTGTGAACCATTCTTGAAACGAAGTGAGAGTTTGTTATCTTCTACCACCGCAGTTTTCAACCACGATGGAAGATTATCATACATAACTCTGACCTTCGTTACGAGGTTCTTTGCAGTTTCTTGTTTGGTGGCAATAACGAGAATGTTTTGGTCTGTTTGGAATAACATCAACCAAAGAGAATAACCAGCAATAAGAGTTGAGATACCCAACTGACGAGACTTGAGACAGATATTGTATCGTTCGTTTTGGAAATCTTTTAGAACAGATTCCTGAAAGTCCCACAATTCAAAAAGGATTTTACCACGAACGGGGTGTTGAATCTTGGCGTATTTTCTCATAAAGTATCCCGGATTAGAGGCACACTTTACATATTCTTCTTTGATTATATCCCGTAACGTTTTGTTTTGTTGAACCATTACAATATCACGCCCAAAATGATTGTTGCTACTGTTGCACCACCACCGAACCATATCCACTTATTGTCATACCACTTCGGCATCATAATGTCAATAGTCTCACGGAGTTTCTTATTTTCTTGTTCCATTAGATTGATTACCGTTTGACGGTTTTCTAATTGACTTTCGTAAACAAGTGCTCGTTGTTTTTGTGTACTAACGAGAGTATCTTGTGCAGTGATTATATCTTTTTGCCAACGAATAGTGTCTTTTAGTAATTGGATTTTGTTGGCAAGAGTAAGTATGTTACTTTTTGGCAAACAAACTACTGAGTCTTGTGATTGTCCACTTGATGTAATAACTGCAAGTAGAAATAAAATTGGTAATGTCCATTTCATATCACTCCTCGATGAACTCTTCTAGAAATTTTACCGCCGAATCTGAATGATTGATTGGTGGTGTTTTGTATTTTATAAATGTTTGTTTTACTATCTTTACCGTTTCTTCTTGATGTGTAACGGCAGAATCTAGCAATTGTGCAACTACAAGAATACTGTCATACTTTTGGTGATACTTGTTTACTTCTGCACGAAGTGAATCAGCAATTCTCATGTTTTCTGTTACTCGGTCATCGACCATCATAGAAGAATAAATAGCCATACCAACACCACCGATGGCGATTACTGGTACTAGGATATTCATAATAATGTTCTTTATCATTTACTTACTCGGATTCGTTGATACAAATTTCGCTTTACCACGTCTTGTTGAACCGTGTTTTCTTTTACGAGTTACCGCACTTTTCTTTTGTTTAGAAGACATACGATAGGCACGACCAGCAGGAACACATTTAGGATAGGCACGTTTACCACCCTTACGTTGTTTAGAACCAGCAGACGCACCACAGGCAGGATGACCTCCAGATTTTGTTTTACGAGAGATGTCAACCCACTTTTCCTTGAACCATTTGCGAAGTCCACCAGAAGGTTTTTTTCCTTCCGTTAGAACTTCACGTTTGTATTCATGTAAGACTAATTCTAATATGTGTTTTTGGCATGGTGTCATAAAGATAAATATCAACAGGGTTTAGAATTTTCCGATTGTTTTTTCAATCCATCCTTTGCTTTTTTCAGTTTTTCGCCGGCTTTCAAAAATTCACCATCTGGATCTTTATTCAATTTTTCTTGACGTTCTTTTTCTTTTTTAGAACCACTTGAATTTGGATCACCGGGTGGTTTTGAAAAGTTTATATTTGGAAATGGAATATTCAACATTGAAAACCACGGTATAGGTGGTCCTGGAATTGGTGAAGGAAAGAACGGTATTATTCCGAGATAAACTCCAGCGACTGTCAATTGATGTAATACTAAACTGTTGTATAGTTTACCGATAGCTTGTAGAACAGTGTTCCCTTTTGAGAATGTTTTTGACAAATCAGAATTTAGTGGAACGGGAAGTCCAGGTAGTAAAATTATCGCGCCAGTTGTTGGACCTATGCACGGTGGCATTGGAGGAACTGGTGACATCTTCGCAGTTATCCAATACAAACAATATCCAGTAGCCATTACAAGATATGCTATTTTTGAAACATCTAATAAATCAATCATACCCTGAAGTTTTTTCATACATTTATAAACTTCTCCAAGTTTATTACTTCCAGCTTCCAATAAATCTTTGAATATACCCCCGATCAAACTTTTCAAAATCGGAGAGACAAATAGAAGAGGAGCTGGTAGTGAAGATACCAAACGGTCTATTGTATTATTTACACTTTTTTGAGCATCTTTTACTGCAGTTTTTATTCCAGATTCAGCGGCTTGGATTGCACCACGAATCGTAGATAAAACTTCAGATAAAGTGGATTGTAATTGACCACCATAAAAGTTTATATCAAGACTGAGCTTTACGAATGTTTTTAGAATAGACTTATCTGCGTTCAAAAGTGGTGCACCAAAAGGTGTTGTTGTTTGACCTATGTTTGATAAATGATAGGCATTTACCATAGCGTCTGCCGCGGCATCTCTATCCTTTGGTAGATGAAACTGAAACTGTGGAGTCAGTAATGTTTGGTACAAACCCTGATTCATATATTATGTTTTATCTATTGCACCTTTACCACTCGAAGGCCATCCGAATCTACATGACCAATAACGGGCGGATGTTCTAGGTCCAGGAGTATCACAATTATGTCTTGCACGAAATGACTTACGTCTTGCTGCATTTGATTTCTTTATTCTCATCGTTTTCTTACCACCTTCACCCTTGTGTCCAAAGTTTACTTTTACAACATTACCCTTTGGATTCTTTACATACACAGAGAATTTCTTTGGGCCACCTGGAGTTCTGAATGGTTTACCTAATGATACTTTACGTCCACGGTATTCAGCTTCACCGAGGACTTCTGTTGTTGCCTCTTGAATACCAAAATGTAATTCTGTGATTTTACCACACTCATTTGTTTTATATGATTCAAGACGATAAACAGGATTATTGACCGTTGTTGACTCATTACGATAACCACCACCGGCAGCTTTATACGCTTTTACAAGTGCGGCCGAGGCATAAGCACTCGGCCATACTTTGAATTTTTTCTTTATACGTGACTTTACACTACTGTATAATTTTTTATTAGTAGGTACTGCACGTTCTATAACAATAGATTTTGACATAGTTATTGTCCCTTACGTGAAAACTTCTCTGCGGCTGCAACACCGAGACCAACAATGATAATATACATCAAACCTTCAAAGATAAACTCTGTGATTTGAAATCCCCAAAAAAGATTTGCACCCCATGTAACTAACATGGCAAGTACACATAAGAATGTAACAACTCGTTTTGATGAGACCGATCCGTCAACATCTGAAATCATTGAAGCCAATCCTGACTTTAGTTGTTCAATCACCATAGTTCTCCAATTTCTGAATAAAATCTTCACGAAACTTTTGAAACTCATCTTCAATCTTCTGTAAGAGTTCCTCTTTTGTTTTACCGGTGTCCCATTTTTCAACGTCACCAAATGAATTTACAAATTCTGTTCTTGAAAGTTCTTCTGCAATTACATTTTTATCCTTTTCAGCTTCTGCCAACCATGCCATTGCATTTAGTTTCATTTTTTCTCTTTCATATTCATCCCATCTTCCGTCTATCCTTATCTTATGTTCCATTTCTGTAACACAGTCAAGGCACATACCGTGTAACGCCTTCATTTTGTTATCAACATTCTTTGGCATATTACACGTACAAACTTCTTTCGGGCAATTCTGAAACGTATTGAGATAACCGTGAAGGTCTTGTTGCCAATCCTTTCCTAACTTTATTTTATACCCTTCTTTCTGTTCCCACTCATTACCATCTTCATCCTTCCATCTATCACCAACACTCCTTGTTATCTTTTCTTCCGGTTCTCCCGTATATCCCGTTTGAACGGAAGTTTGAGAAGTGTGTTCTCCTTTTAGAAGTTGTTTGACATCGTTTACACTGTCAATCTTTACCATATACCACCATCGAATAAATGAAACTATTTACTATAATTATGTCTTGAATTTGAAATAACCCAATAATTGGTTTATCGGAGCAAATGCACCCGTTAGTTTATATGTCTTACCGTTGAATGTAAACACAATTCCTTCCAATGGAACTATTGAGTCCATACCACCGGCAGCATCAATTCTCTTCAATTGTTTTTTGAGAACGTTTATATCTTCCAACTTTTTAGAAGATGAGAGAGTTTGTATTGCATTCTTGACATCCAACTTCATTTGACTTGTAGTTTTCTTTGGATCTATTGCCATTACACTCTGAACATTCTTTAGAACTTCTGCGCCAAACTCTAACACGAGTAATTCAAACGGTTGAACATTCTTTTGCATTTGTTCTTGGACTTTCAGTTTATCCGTATTCTTTGCCCAAGTCAAAAGATTGCCGTCAGATATATTTGTACTGTTTAGGGCAAACGACTTATCATAAAATGCCCATCTTTTTACAAGTCCTTCCATTGTCTTCTCATCTATCGTCAGACCAGCTTCTTTTGTGTTCTTTTTGATATACTTTTCCCACCAACGTTGATGCCATACACCAATGGTGTCAGTATCTAAACAATTCATCTTATTCTGAAGAGTTGTTAGTTTTGTTACAAAGTAATTCAGTCGTTGATTGAACTTTTTAGTCTTACCAACCACGATTGATTTTGGTTTGGTAATACTAAATGTTTCTTGTGAATGTGCATTTACTTGTTCTATCATTCCGGCTAAAACTCTTGCATAGTCAGGATAATCTTCTATCTTTTCACCTTTATCATTATACAAAGAAACTCCGTGAAAAACAATATAAGCACCGTCGTAGTTGATTACATTTGCACTTTTCGGGTACATAATTTCAAGATTCATCCAAGCTTTACCATCTTGAAAAATCTTCTTTTGTTGGTTTAGAGTTAGTTTTTGAATTGCCTTTTCCAAATCAGAGAACGCAAATGTAAATGCCTCTTCAATAGCACCACGACCACCAAACTTCGTCTTGATACTTTCATAATCCATTCCACCATTCTTGATGTCACCTTTATTTCTGGCAGCATATAGTTTACCTTTTCTAAATGAAGCAAAAAGATTTTGACCGTCTAATTTTTCTGTTGGTTTTCCTGTTGTTGTTATTTCACCCGATAATCCAAGTCGGAACATTTCTTTCATGTCACCAAATGTAAGACCGAAGTCTTCAAATGGATGTGTCATGTGTCCTGCTGCACCACCTTCTTTTAGAAGTGGTTTATCTTCCTTAGCAACTTCTGTAAATACTTCATTCCAAAATTCTCTACGAACTACGGAGAGACGTTCTCCCGCAGGTTCATCAGATTCTGGAAGAAGATTGATGTTGAACTTCTTAGCGAGTTGAACGATAACAGGAATCAATAACATTGTTCCTGGTATTGGTATTGCCGCAATAGCCCCAAGACCCATAAGTTTGAACGTATCTTTCATTTGTTTCTGAAAGATTGCCTTTTCTTGGTCGGTAAGTTTTCCTGTTTTTACAAACTTTTGTATTATTGGAAGGAGGTCTTTTGTATCCCCGTATTCTTTTTTGATAATACCAAAGAATAAATCAGACTGAACTTGAGACATATTTAGGAGTGCCCTCATCCATTCATTTAGGTCTTCTTTTAGTTTACTACGTTTAGTATTCAACTTACTTATTACTAAGTTGAAAATACTCGCATCAAACCAACCAAAAATTTGTTTGAAACGGTATCTCAATTCGGCCAACTTTGCATCGTTATCTCCGAGTGCCTTACGAATATTTGTTCCTGACATTTCACCGAATGAAGGTATATTGTATGAAACGTGTGGTGCATAAACATAATATGTGTAAGGGTCTACGAGATCTTTTGCAGGGATGAAAGTTGTTCTGTTGTACGCCATAAGACGTTTGAAACCTTTGAGTCTTCCCTTATCTTTTTCACCAATCATATAAACTATTGAAGTAGTTTTTGGGTCAAGTCCTGTTTTTTCAAAGAATTCTTGTGGATTGTAAGGACTAACTATTTTTACAATTTGACTTGACGGCACTCCGTGTTTTACCATTATTCGTTTCTTTTCTTCAAAGTTGAATGGAGATTTTTGTCCATCTACTTTATCAGAAGTAACGATGTAAGTATTTTTATCACCAAACTGTTTTTTCAACCACATATAAGCATCTCTGTGATGAATACCCATCGGTTGAAAACGACCAGGATATACAGCTACAATTTTTCCTTTATTTGAATCTTCTTCATTAAAGATTTGGAGTTTTAGCTCTTTGATTATTTGTTCTATAAGTCTATTCATATTTTTACGGTTTAGTTGGCCAAATTATGTTGAAAGGATCTTGTTGTGATATAATATCTCTTAGTTCTTGACGATATGTTTGCCATTCTATCTTCTTCTCTTCTGAAAGTGATGAGTCAGATAACTGTGTCCAATCTGATTCTAATAGAAGTTCATTTCTTTGAACTCTTATATTTTCCCACATTTGATTTGTTTCTTGTTCTAGTTCCTGTTGTGTTTTTTCTCGAACTTGTTCGTACTGAACTACTTCGATTCCTTCAATAACAAACATCTGACCCGT